AGGAACAGTCAAGTAGTCTTGCTCAAGAGTACCCATATAAAAGGAACAAGCGCTTATTTTTTAAGCTAAATGGCGCAAACAAGTGAGCACATGCGCAAAATGCACAATGATGCAAAACGCCAATTGATTCAGCGGTGGGTCCTTCCTGGGACCAAGGTTCTCGATTGTGGGTGTGGTCGGGGCGGCGATTGGCACAAGTGGAAGGCGGCTCGGGTTCACGTGTTTGCCATCGACCCGGACGAAGAATCTCTTCGGGAGGCTGAGCAGCGGGCTCACGATATCCAGTTCGGCGTTTGGTTCCTGGGTACGGGCAGTATCATTCAGGCGGCTTTTGCCGGTCCGTACGATGCCATCTGTTATAACTTTTCGCTCCAGTACATTTGCGAAGACCCTCCGACGTACCGAGCCTCTCTCAAGGCGATAGCGTGTTCCCTGAACCCGAACGGCCTCCTGTTCGGTGTCGTCCCTGAAAAGGCTCGGGCTGAGGCACTCGTGGATCAGTACGGACACTTCAAGGACGCTTTGGGCAACGAGTTTGCTTTGCTCCAGGGTGGGCGGCGCTTGAACGTCCGTCTGGCCGATGGACCCTTCTATGCAGACGGAGGGCGTGAAGAGCCTGTCCTAGACGCCTCTGTCCTTGTACAAGACTTGGCGATCCTTGGACTCGACCTGGTCATGTGGGAGCCTATGCTTCCTCAACCCACGGGCCTCATCTCCGATTTGTACTCAAAATTTGTCTTTCGTAAGAATAGGTAAGATGATCTGGCCGGTCATCGCGGGTATTTTGTTTGTGCTTTTACTTTTGGTATTCCGGTACTACCAGGAGCCTCCAATGTTGACTGAACTCAAGGAAAGGTACTGGGCTACACTGGATATGCTCCGTCAGACGGGTGATCCCATGTGGAAAGGGGTCCTGCGACCTTCTATCCTTACAGGTATGCGTGGTTGGGACAGGAGCAAAGGACCCATAGGTTCTAACGTCAATAAGGGGTACGAAATATACATCTGTCTGGATGGAGACGATGTAAACTCGGCAATGTACGTGCTCATACACGAGTTGGCACACATGTCTGTACCCGAGTACGATCATACGACGAATTTTTGGACAAATTTTGAAAAACTCAAAAGCCTTTGTGTTCAGAACGGCTTGTACAAGTTGGATGGGGAACGCAAGTACTGTGGGGACGTGGTGAAAGACGGGGGCGGGTCTCAAGGTCCGTAGGACCTTTCGTCTCCCGGTCTTTCGACTCTTAGGGATCACAGTCGCTACGCGACTGGTCTCAATTCCGGTCAATCAAGTACTTCTTGATAATGTAAAACACGAGAGCCGCAACGAAGGCCGTGACAGCCAAGCCTGTGAGCGACACGTCACCCGACTCGCCCACAAACTTGGGAACCATATTGCGAAGCCGGGACTGAACGGGCTTGGAGAAGGCGACCACGGCGGCAACACCTGCCAAAGCCGCCTGGAACTGCTCATCCGTGAGACCGAAAGGGTTAGCGGATGCCGCCTTTTTCTTGGACTGTGGCGCATTCATAAGAGAGGCTGAAGGTGCCTGTGGCTGCTGAGGGGGCCCACCGTATGGTGACCCGGACACCTCGTTCTGCATAAGTTCTTCAATTGATGTGGAAAAGTCAGCCATTTGAGATTCGTCAACCTTTTTTTCTAGCTTCAAAAGCCCGGTCGGAACAGTCTTGGCGCCATCCTCTGGTGTTCTGGCGAGTGCTTGACGGGCGAGTTCCTCATTGACCGGGGGAGGAGGAGGAATTTCACTTATAAGAGTACTCGCGTCTGGGTCATAGGTCAGCATCCTTTCTGATTTTTAAAACGAAAATACAATGGAAGGTCAAGCGCGCTTGACGACGTTGACTGACCCGCCCCGTCTCTTGACGGCGGGTTCGGGCTGAGCCGGTCTCAGAGCGGCCCGTGGATTATAGTGTCTCTGGTGGTACTGCCAAAACGCCGGTGAACCTACATGGAAGTTCCGACGGATAGGTGCTTTGTACCAAAAGACGCAATCCGTGATACGGTTAGACTTGGAGGTGTTGTCCAGGACCAAACACTCGTAATTCTCGGTACAAGCATCCATGACCTGACAAAACTGGTCAAAGTTTGGGAAGACACCAAAGAACGCCTTGTAGAGGTTCTCTCGGTTCTGTCGGACGTTATCACGGAGCGCAAAGACATAGTCCACGTTGGTACGGATCATAGGGGTCATGTCCATACAGTACTGGGTCGTCATCATGAAGAATATCTTCCAGTGTCGGCCATTCATAAAGAGCTGGCGGATGGCTGTATCACGCATAAAAGACCGGTCGTACATACAATCATCCATAAGGACAAAGACGGGGCTACACTTTCCAACAGCCAAGAGCTTCTTTTGACGATCGATGATTCGCTCAAGGGCATCACGGTTATAGTCTCCAAAGACAAAGAGGTCCGGTATAAATTGTTTATAGTACCCGTTTCCCTCCTCAGTCCCTGACATGGCAATACCGGCCGGTAAGTGTTTTTTGTGCCACAAAATGTCTGTGACGAGTGTTGACTTTCCCGTTCCACGTTTCCCTATAAAAACACAGACCTTATCATCAGCCATCTTGGACGGGTCGAACTTTCGGAGTGCCAAAGCCATACTCCTTCCTGCAATTTTGAAACAAAATAGGAGGTGCCCTGAAGCGCAGCCGCCTTAAAGTTTCGGGTCGTTTTCAAACTAAATGAAGTCTGGTCAGGGAGACATGGACACAACGCAGATTGAGAATGCAGCCATGGATCTTTTCTTACCCGTCATGGAATCAGCGACAGTCTTGGCCGCACACTACACCAAGGCGTGTGGCCGAACCTGTATTATGGCTCAGGACATGAGTTACGGACTCATGTACGCGGCTCGGAACGTGACGGGGAAACATACGGGATCTCTGTATCCTGAGGTTTGGGAGGAGGACTCCGAGTCCGAGTCGCAGAGCGACTCGTCCGATTCCGAGGGTCCCGAAGAGCCTTGGACCCGGTACGAAGGTTCAGACGATATGGCTCTCAAAATGAATGAGTGTGCTGATACTTGGGATCAGTGGGTTCCAGAAAACCCAACTGAACGTGCGTTGAAAAACGCCGTGGACAAAAACTCCTTTTTTGGTAGGGAATGAGGTACTGGGTCGTGGAGGACGAGGAGGAGGAAGAAATTAGGTACTCAAATATAGTTCAGGAAGAGGAGTTTGAAGATGAAGATCCACCGGAAGGCTTTGCCGGTCTTCAGACGGGTTCGAACCTTGTAGAAGAGGAGACTGAGTACACGGGCCCGAAACCCTGGGATCCTTCAGAAAGTTTTTTTACTTACCTATAATAAATGGCAGGTGTTGTGTCTTCCGTTGCTCTTCAGCTCGAGGCTCAGTCTCTGAATATGATCGTCATGGGTTTCACGTTCGCGGCGGCCGTCAGCTGGTTCCACGCCGTGCGGTCCATCGTTGAGAAGTACGTCAAGTCAGGCGGAGGCGTGAAGGGTGACCTGGTCGCGGCTCTCGCGACGACCCTCCTGGCCATCGTCGTCTTTATGGTCGTCAAGGGTGTGGCCCGGAACGTCAAGGTCAAGGAGCCAAGCGATGTTGTGTACGCGGTCACGGCCTAGAGACCAGGCCGGGCGCACCGCGCACGGGCTGTGATCCCCCAAGTCCAGGGCCTACGAGTCCAGACCCCGCTGGGGTCTGTCCGAACGTCTTATAAGCTACAAAAGCCCCAATAATAACTAAAACTATAATCCACCAGTGGAAACGCCTCTTTGGCTCGGGTGGTGGAGGCGGCATGACTTTCATCGCCTCCACGATTCGTTTAATTTCAATCTGTTCAAGCGGTTCAGGCGGTGGAAGCGTCGGCCGAGGGTCAGCACGCAAGTACACGCGCAGGACAAAGGCGTTTGTGTTCCAGCCCCGAAAGTTCAACGAGTTTCCGTCCCGATCGATCCACCGAACAGTCAGGCGTTGTAAAGAGTTGATGGGTTCAGGGTAGTCTACACTGATTCGGTAATCCTTATTTTCATGAAAATTCTTTATACAAGACGAGCCAACATCCATAATGATGGGTGCAAAGGCCCGGTTCGCATTCGAACCTGAAATTGTTCCGGTCGTTCCTTGAAGCGCTCCAGTATCTACATGAAAAGGGGTTCTCAATTCGTCCACATCCAGAAAGATGTAGTCGTTCAGGGAAAAGTCCACGAGGGTCGAACTCCGTATAACGTACAGGGCCGAATACGTAGGGTCCGTGTTTGATGCGAGTTCACCCGTCAAGTCTGTTTCGACCGCCATACCAAGCATGGTCCCCAGTTCCTTTGAATGAATTTTGATCGAAAATGGAGAAGGGTTTGCAAAGAGGAAATGTCCCTCGGCCGCCAAGTAGTTCAGGCCGGGAACGTTTGACGTGGCAGCCGTCACGGCCGCTGCTAACGTGTATGCCGAATAGAACCCTTGGTTCAGGCTGATCGAGACCGACTGGGTACCAGTCGTGATCCCTAGAACGTTCGACCCGTTTGTCAGGTTATACATTGTGTTTGGAACCCGAGCCGAGACCAGGTCGACCCGCTCCACGTTCCGCAAAGGTCGGGTCAGGTGCAGAACATATGAGTTCCCATCAGGGTACAAAGTCACGTCCCTGTTCTGGGAGTCGGCAAAGAGGAGACGCTCCGTCATATCTATTTTTTAGAAAGAAACAAATATAGGACATTTTCAGTAATGGACCCGTACGTTGAGATTC